GGCACCGTAAAGCCATATGGAGGAATGTAAGAGATGTTGGAAAGGCTCGAATAGATGCGAGCACTAGTTCCATTGTAATTGATAGAACTGCTAGTTGTTCCACTGAAGACAACACGCTCGCTTGATCCGAGTCCATGGTCTGTTTGCGTAATAAAAGCACCATTTGCAACGGACACCAAGTCAGCAAGTGCCTCTTGAGTTTCAATGCGCAAGTCCCAATAGAGATTGCTATTTTCGTAGGTGCTTGCATTTTCTGCCTGTGAAGCGTAGGCAGTGGGGAAGAAGGCACTAGTGCCAGCCGATTGTTGGCCAGCTTCATAAGCAGCTTCCAGGGCAGCAGTTTGTGAACTAGAAAGCCAAATCCTTACTTGACCATTCCTTAACGGTTCAAGTTTTTCCGTGTTAAAAGCAGTAACCAATGTATAAGTGGTGCCAACTTTTTTATAAATGGAAGCACAAACTGTTACATTATTTAAATCCCATGGAGTGCCAGTGCTGTCTTGCAGTAAAAATTGTGCTCCATCAAAAAAATCACGCTCAAAAAGAGCCAAGTCGATTTTGGGGATATTTTTGCTAGCAACAACGTAACTCATACCACTTGACGATAGGTGAGCATTACGGAATAGGTGGTAGTGCCACTCACCACTGCATTAAGCTTTTCATTGGTGCCACTTTCAAAAAGACCAAGAGTGTTGGACAATGTAAGATTGCCGTTGGCCGCAATATGGAAAGGAGGGGTTTTATCAGTGGCGCCCCCACTTTGAATTTTTACCGTGCAACCAGACACTGAAGTGATTGCCATTGACATCACGCGATGCTTGGTGCTGGCAACTGCTGCAACAATATCAGCACTGGCGGTGCCAGTAATAAAGGCACTCCTCATCTCGCTGGTAAAGGCATCATTCTGGATGATGAATGGATCACCATTGGAACCAGCACCAGTAGACCTTACATAAGCTGCGTTACCACCCGCATCTAGCCCGTAAAGATTAGCCATACTTAAAGAAGCAAGAAGAGATAGCGCTGATTTTGCACTTGCGTGCTGTTAGCCAATACTACTATCTGATTGGCCGTAAAGTCAAAGCACAATGGACTGGATAGCGTAACCGTGCTATACGAATAGGGGGAACGAGCGCCATTAACGCCAATTGTAGCAACTCTAATTTGATAAATGGCATCCGCATTGTAATCAGTCGATGGGAAGCGAATGTAATTTGTTGAAGTGCGGCCCAAGTCAATCCAAATATTGTTTTCAATGTCTAAATATCCCACCTCAAAGGCAGCAATCAATGGATTATTCTGCACCGGATTCCAACACACCAATGGATGAACCGCTGCGTTGAGAATTGAGTAGCCAGAGTATTGGGGAAAATCCCACGAAACTTCGTTTTGAGCCATTATGGAGTGGTCACTTCAGAGGGTACGCCTAAGATAATGCTACCATTTGCCACTTGAGGAACAATTTGAGTGGTGGCTAGAGATATTCGTGGCTTGCTAAGAATTGTGGCGTTATCAGTGGTGCTAAATTTAGTTTCATCATAAAGCGAAGCTAGTACTGTCACTTTCCCATCGTTTTCAGTGAGGGAAATCACCCTGAAGGTACGAATGCCTTCTGCATCCTCTTGCATCACCCATGGCGCTCCAGACTCAGGGGCAATGGAAAAAGCAGGAGTTACTGTGATGGTGAAAAAATCACCGGGAGCGTTTGTGACTGTTTTAGTTTCCAGCGTACCATTTGGCAGCATTGTTGACAATGAATAAGATTTGCCAACCGTAATGGTAAATTTTTGATCAAGAATAATCTCCGAAGTTGTTGCGCTTACCACTCTGCCCCCATAGCGCTTCCCTCCTTTGGCAGGATCAGCGATGCCAATGATTTCACCAGGCAACACAAAGAAACCTTCAGTGCCAGTCTTGAAGGTGACGGTTTCAGTTTCAAGCTGGTTAGTAATTAGGATCCATCTACCTACGCGCTGTGCCTGCCCCTGGGAGGTGGTACCAAATGCCCTTACCTCCGTCTCATGGTAGCCATAGCGGAGGATGCCCGGCGCATCTTCCACATATTCAATCTTGCTTTTGTAGGAGTCGTCTGGGTCGTTCCAACTAACCAATGCGACAGTTTTGCGAGCCTTGCGGGCCGTGCCTTCATATTGAAATGGTGGAGTGGTTACATTGCCACTATCATCAACTTCCTGGAGAACATTGGCCGGGGAGAAAATCTTACTAATTCCTTTGGGCCTGTCTTGAATGGCAACAACAGAGCCCTCTGCGAAATACAGCATGCCACGGAAAGCAGCAGCAAGACTATTTAACACGTCATAAGCTTCTCCTCGGTCCGTCACATAAGCATTGAATGTGAGTCGTGGTTCAGTGCCTCCCTTGCCATCAGGTACAAGTTCATCGCAATATTGAGCGATGGAATAAAGGCTATATCTGTCCACTTGACTTTCACTTATAAACTGTCCACATCCGTAGCGACTATTGGTAAGCAAATCGTAAAAAATCCAGGCAGGATTGTTGCTATATTCAGTTTTAAACACGCCATTCCAAATGCCACTATATGAACGGGCAATGGGATCGTAGTTAGTGGGGATTTTAATCTTGACTCCCAACATGTCAATTGCAACTTTTGGCACAGCGGAGAAATTTTCCGCGCCAATTTTTAGTCCAAATAATGAGGTGTTGGGATAGCGGAAGGATTGATCAACAATACCAATAATTGCCTTGAAATATAAATCGTCACTAGTTGCTGTTGTAGTAGGATCAGCCGTGAGTCGCTGTACCACCACCACCCATGGACCATTACCACTCAAGGCATATTCATATTCAAAATCAACGGGCCCCCGCGATTTGCCGCTAATAGTTTTATTTTCATTGACAATATTTGATCCGGCTTCCGGCCTAATTTGAATGTTAAAAGTAACATCACTTCCCTTCACGTCTCCGGTGTCTTTATTAATTTTGAACAGGCTACCAATACCCATTCTCACACGAAGTCTTGTAAACAAATTGCTGGTCGTAACTCTGCTAACTGCACCGGCAGCGCTTGACAGTTTAACATTTACTCCCTGCTCTGCTTTAATATCATCAAATCCCGGCATGGGATCTTGATTTTGAGTGCCCACTCGGTAGTCAACAACAATTGAATCAACTGCACCAGTTGCATTGTTTCTTTGCAATGGAATGGAGGCTGAGATGGCTGGAATTAAACTTCCCTTGCCTTGGGCAGATGCTGGTGAGCCAGTGTAATAACCATTGATGGTATAGTTAAAACTGCCATCTTTATTTTTAATTGGTACGTCATCCAAGTAGATGCGAGTGAGTGGATCCACTCCGTCTTCAAAACCCTGTACTTCACCTTCGGAAAGAATTGCAACAAATATGGCCTCTGATCTACTTCTTAAAGATTCAGCATCTTCAGTGGGTTTCTTTCCGCCACCCTTGCCGCCACCAGCACCAGTGATGACAGTTGTCCAGCCACCATTTTTCTTTTGTAGTTTTGAATTTTCCATTAAACAGGCACCTGCTGAGTGGTGATCGCAGAACTAATAATTAAGGGGCTAGCAGCAAGAAAACGCCCATAAAGAATTGGCACTGGATTACCCTGCGTGGTAAGTTCTGCTGCCCTATCAAATAGAAAACTTTCTTTCTTGGCAGTGTCGCTTTTGGGATTACTCACTGGCGGAGTGAGCAAAGATGCAATGCCACTAAGAATCAAACTACTTCCCAGTGAAAACAAAATTGTTCCGCCTATTGTAAAAGCAGCTTTAGCCGTAGCAGTTGCTGCCGCCCAGCCGACACCAGGAACAAATGCCAATGCAACTAATGCCACGCCAATCAAAATGCGACCAATAGTTCCACCACCTGAAACAATGGGGGCAATGATAAGCTTTCTGCATCCCATGACGAGATTGGCATAATCCATTCCATCTGGATCATCATCAACCAAACGAAAACCAATGCCATCCTCATGTGCGTTTTCCATATATTCCTTAAAACCCTTAAGCTGATTGCACAATGCCGAAAAAATATCCTTGGGCGAACTCGCCATAAAAGAATATTTACGACCAAACTTGCGTCCCAATTCGCCAAGAAGGCTGACTTCTACCAGTTGCATCACAACAGCTCCTTGTGCCTCATGATTCTATTGGTTACTTTAGCCCAATACCCACCATAGATATTCTCTTCTGACAGCCGTCCCACCAAATGTTGGTAGAAGATATTGCGCTCCGGGATGGCAATGAATCCAGCATGGTTGATAAACGATGCTTGCATTTGCATGAGTAGCA